CCTGCGAAGCCGCTCCCGGCTGCCCTTTGCCGTACTTCTCCAGGAAGCTCTGGTAGTGCGGCGTCAGCTTGGGATCCTGATAACGCTGCTTGCCGCGCCCGGCACGCCCGCCACGCCCGCGTCGACCGCCCCGCCTTCCAGATGGCGGTGCGCCAGGTCGTTGCGAGCCCATCATGCCGCCCATTGTTCTGCTCATTATGGCCTCCCGTGCCAACGTGAATAGTTGGCTGAAATAACTAAAGGCGCCGTGTCACGATCCTCGTCGTGCGCGACCTCCCATTCTCCGTCCGCCAGCATCTTCAGCTCCGCGTAGCGCTCTGGCTTGTACTTCTGCGCGATGCGCGCGGCGATCTCAGCCGCGAACACTTCCTGGAACCGGAACGGAATGTCCGGCGTTTGCTGTGCGGTCCCTGGATCCTCCGGCTGCAACCACAGATCGGTGATGATCTGATCGGTGATGTTTTCCGCGGCCAGCCAGTAGAACATCTGCACCTGGTTGGTGCCGGCAATGTCATCGCGCCGGCGGTCCACGAAGTAACGGTCCGGCCGGCCGGTCAGGTTCTTGTCGTGCAGGATCAGGTAATCGGACCTGGAGATGCTGAACATCTCGGTGTCCACTCCCCTGCGCCGGAGCACCGTGGTCTGGGTCTCGATCGTGCCCACCGGCAGGTCGAAGACGTTCTCACCGATCGCTGCCGGCGTGTGTATGTCCTGGCTGAACTTCCACTGCTTGTGGCCCAATGAAGCCCACCTGGAAAAGATGAACCCCATTGAGCGCCGGATCGAGACGATGTGCTGGCCGGTGATCTCCTGGAGATCCAGGCCGGCCCGCTCGCATCCCTCGTCCACAAACGTCGCCAGGTTTGGGTTCAACCCAAACGTGCCACTGCTGGCCATCGCCTACTCCTTACGCGCCGTGGTGCCCTTGTACGATGTTCAGCTCCACAGCCTCGACGGTAAACACCTGGTTCGACACCATCCGAATCGCTCGCACAGGGAACGCGACGTTGCCGGTAGCGTCAGCGATGACGGTTATCAGCGTGTCGTGATCCACAGGCGTGATGCCCGGGAAGAATCGGTCGAACACGCTCGCTACCCATTGACCGCGCGTCGGCACCGGGTCGTTGCCCTGGTAGTCCAGAATGTTGTCGAGCGTCAGCTCCACATCAAAGTCTGGAGTCAGGGCCCCGCCGATGATCAACGACAAGCCAACTTTGAAGTCCGTCTGCAGGTAGTCGAGCGGGAACCAGTCGGTGGAGACCACCGACAAAGTGCCAACCTCGATCGCTCCAGCCGTGTCGTCGTCGACCCTCACCGAGGTCACCGTGGCAAAGGCGCGTATGGTGGACGCAGTGGTCGCATTCGGGCCAGCCACCGCCTCCACGATTCCGTTGCCTTTGCCGTCGGTACCCGTGATCACGAACACGCGCGCGGAGTCATCCGCGGCAGCCGTGATCACAACCTGCCGGGTGGCGTCCATAGTGGCCACCCCAGCGGTGGCGAACACCCCTGTGATGGTCAGCTCCTGGATGCCCCCAGCGGCCGGCGTCTGCGATACCGAAACAGCGTTTGGATCAGCGGCGGCGTAGGGCGAGATTGATAATACTCTCGGCCTCATTTCACACCTCCGTTAAATGGCTGACGGTACGCTCTGGCTCGCGTCGACGAAGTTCGCTCCGGCGGATCCTTCCTTCGTCAGATCCGGGAAGTACATCACCGTCGCGCTGTCGGTGCCGTCTGCCGGCGTGTATTGCGCCCGCTGGTCGGCAGTCGTCGACGTTTGCGTGGTGTTGTTTCCTGGAGCGAAGGTGTCGCCCACCTGCGGAACGCCCGCCTCGGTCGCCATGTAGAAGTCGACCAGGTCGCGTGACTTGCATCGCAGCCCGCGCGGATTCGAGGTGAGTTCGCCCACCGTCACCGCACCGGCCGTGTTCGCATCCACGAAGATCCGGCTGACCGTCGAGAACATCTTGACGCCTGAGCCCTCGGTCGCGTTTGGCCCGGCGATCTCTTCCGCCTGGGGCCGACCGTTGGCGTCGGTGCCAATGATGGTGAAGGTCCGCGCCGTCTCGTTGCCCACGGCCGTGATCGAGATCGCACTGACCGCAGTCAGCGTAGCGACTCCACCAGAGACCAGGGTGCCAGCGAGCGTCAGGTCCTGTTGACCACCGGCTGCCGGGGTTTGCGAAAGCGCGATCGCATCCGGGTCGGTGGTGACTGCTGCGAAGGTCTCAATCGCAACCAGTGCGATCGGGATCCCGCGCGGCTCATTGGGATCATCAGGATCGTTGAAAGCGATCCCGTTGCCGGCCTTAAATCTGTCGGCGTGTGAGATTGTATGCTTGCCCATGGTAACAGCCCTCCTAACAGGCCAGCGCCGTCCTTGGCACCATCACTCATGTAAAACCCGGGGGGACAATTCCCCCCGGATTCGGTCCTTCGCGATACCTACTACGCGCCGCCAGGCGAGCCGTAGGCGCCCCGCCAGTCAGACCAGCCGAACGAGTAGCGCTCGCGTGCCTTGTAACGTAGGTTCCCGGTCTCGAAGTCGCCCTCGATTCCGCGTTGTACGTTCTTCCGCACGAAGTGCTTCAGCCCGTCCGGGCAGTCCGTCAACAGGAACCACGCATCGGGATCGGTGAGCCGATGATTCACGCAGAATCCTTCAGCTACCGTGCCCAGCGTGTACACCGCGTTGATGTCGTTGTCCCCCGTGCCCGATCGGTATGGGCTCTGCAGGATTCGTGTCGCCACGAACTGCAGTTGGGTTGGCACGACCATCTTCCGGATCTGACAGGCAATCGGGATTCCCCGATCGTCGTCAAACTCCGAGATGTCAATCGCGGCCTGCTCTAACGACGCCTCAGAAAGGTCCGCCGCTACTGCCAGGGTGTTGGATTGGACGCCGCCACCAAACTGCGGGTGACTCGCATTGAAGAGCGAGACACCATCGCCGCCTGGGAACGTACCGTCGAACCCGTTGTTAAGAACATCCGCGCCCTTGACCTCCTTGGTCTGTTGCAGGGAACGAGCGAGCGCACGGGAGTACTTGGACCCGATCGACCCGTAGAGGCCATCCTCTTCAGCTTCCTCGGTAATTGAGAATGCCAAAGCGATCGTCTCATGGGTGTATCGAGCCACGTAGCTCTCCGCACCTTCGTCGTATGCCACGCCCTCGCCTTCCGGCTTCACGGGTGCAGCATCAAACCCTGCGAGCAGCACATCTTCCTCGAACGCCTTCATCGACCGTTCGATTGCGAAAATGTACTTCCACTCTTCGGGATAGCGCGCGTACTCCATGCCGAACACAGTGTTCAGGCCTTCCTGTAGCTGTTTCCTAAAGTCAGCTCGGTTCATTGCCATGATCCATACCTCCTTTAGAATCCGGCCACGAGGGCGCGACGTTGATGCTCTGCGATTAAGCAAAGAACCTTGGCGTCTGCGTCCACTTCGTTTCCGGGAAGCCGATCCAACTGTATGACCTGGCACTGTCCAGAAGCGCCAGCAGTTGTCTGATCAAGCTCGAACCCGGAACGGCCCGTCGTTGTGTCGCCCGCGCCGGCAACGATGTCCATGTTCAGACCGAAGTCTGCCACGAGAATCGTGCCCGCGATCTGGACCATGAAAAGTTGGTCCGGATCGTCATACACCAATGCCTCGATTGGTGCCCGCGGGTCCGCGGTGAAGCTCACTCCTGAAGCTAAACTCGGACGGAATTGCTGATCCCCATTGATGTCGACAAAGCGAACTCCAGCGAAGACGCCCACAGCGGTTTCACCCGCTGCGCACGGTTCGATGATTGGAATCCCTTCGCTGTCTGCCAAGCCAGTGGCCCGCACGAGGTCGCCTGAGAAAAAGGCGTCCACGGTTGGGTTGGCTATGGTATAGCCAGCCATTCTATTGGGGGTGCCTCCCGCCAGATGTCTTCGAGGAATGAAGCCATTCGGTCGGTCTACATTCGCCATTCGGATAAATCCTCCATTGTTCCGATGGTTTCAGTTACAGGTCCGTGATCTCGTCGTCAGCCGGCGCTACTGAGCGGGCTACTCCGGGACCTCGTCGGACCGAGGAGACGTTCTTGTGCGCAATGGAGCCGAAGCCCAAATGCTCGTCACGGTGAACGCCTTTTACTTGACGCTCGATTGCACCGGTCTGCCGCGCCTGCCGTCTCTTGTAGAAGGCCATGCGTTGCCGATTGATGCGCTCTGGCATCTCCATCAGGATCAAATCCTCTGCCCCAATGTAATCGCCGTCGCCCAGTTGATCGTGTTGGATGATTGGGAGTGAATGATCAGTGCGGGCCGTACTTGAGGCCTTGACTGCTCTCCATCCTTCACGCATTGCCTTACGGAGCCTGGCGGTGTCTCGGGTTGTTCCAAGACGTATCCGAATCCAGCGCTGGACAAAGCCCGGCCGTGCCGGCGGAGCATCCAGTTCTGACGGACGGATCCATTCGAGAACCTCGCTGTCTCCATCGATCTCGAAGGCCTCGGTGGCTGCCGCGTCCAGATTCTCATCGTGGACGGCGCCATCGCCGGCGGTCGGATGGATAGCTTGATCACCTCGATTGCGATCCGCTGATGCGGCTTTTGCCTGCCGTTTGCGTTCAAGTGCCGCTTTCTTGCCCGCTTGCATTTTCTCGATCGCCCGTCTCCTGGCAGGGGAGAGAGGCTTGCCCGACTGGCCGTCACCCTTTTCCGGGGTGAAGGTCTCGTCCGGTCCTTCGCCAATGTCGAATGTGCTGTGCTCGCTCATGATGCCCTCGCTTCGTCCGGTACCTTGTTCAGCGCGTACTGCTTGCAGTGCTCCGGATCTGCAGGATCCAGTCCAAAGCGGACCATGTTCTGCTTGTCGGACTGCGTCAGCCGCACCTTGCTCCCCTTGCCACCTTTATCGCCACCCTTGCCGGAGCCCTTGTTGACTCCGCCGCCGGCGGTGGGCCGGTGAACTGGGGACCTGTTGCCTCCCTTCGGCGCGTCGTCGTCGAGATCGATGTCGATGTCGTCGTCGCCCGCCACCCGGAGATCCGGGTACTTCTTATCGAAGTTTTTGTTGAAGGCATTCCAGTACCGGTCAGACCGCGGGTTGTACCCGTTGTTGACCAGCTTCTTGTCGAGCCGCCTGGCGTAGTCGACCTCTTCCTCGCGGTCGGGATCGCTCCACCAGCCCTCGTTGGCCTTAATGAACTCGATAGCGCGCGGATTCGCGGGCTGATTTGCGCTCGGATCACCTGGTAGGTCCTGCGGAGCGTCAGGTTGATGCGGACCAGAGACCCGCATCTTTTTCTCTTGCAGCGTGTTGTTGAGTTCGATCAACTGCGAGTTCAGCGTGGCGTACTCCTCCGACTTCCCGTCCTCCATGGCTTGCACCATCTTGGCCTCGATGTCGGCTTTGGCCGTGTCGTACTCGCCCTCGGCGGCAGCTACACCTCGGTCACCCTCCAGGGTATTGATCCGTGTGTGCAGTGCGTCCAGCTCCTGGGCAACTTCGCCCCGAGCTTCGGTGATCGCTTCATCAGCAACCTTGCGTGACGTGCGCCGTTGACGCAGGCGTTCCCGCCGATCGTCTTTAGCGTCGTCAGTATCGGCGCCGTTGCCGGCGTCGTCGGTGCGGTCCTCTGGGACAGCAGTGAT